TTACTCCGGCTTCGGCGGCCAATCGATTTTTGGCGCATCTCCGGGGTTAATTCGATTCAGTAAAACGCTGTATTTTTCCCATTCAGTAAGTCGTGTCTTTTCCTCAGCCGTCGCCATATCAAGTTTAATGGCTCGTTCCAGTTGAGTGATAACCTGTTCTGCTCTCTCCATCAGCTGCCGTTTTGTACTTTCTGCTACTTCTCTAGGGTCAATTTTAGGTTCGGTTAGCACCGGCTTTCCGCTCGTATTTGGCGTAATTTCCTTACCCTCTTCTTGCCCTTTCAGTAGTGCACTATATTCCGTTGAACTAATTTCCACTGCATTATCAGGCCAGCCATTGGTGCTTTTCTCGTATGCATCTTTCATTGACTGGAGATAAAAGCCACGGCGGGTAGCACTATAAAAATATTTTTCGTTCATTTCTTCACCTTAATATCCGTACGCTACCCAGAATGCTGTTTGTTCTGCCCACCCGGCTGATCCATATAAAAATCCGGTATTTGAGGTGCTCATAGCACGAATGTTATCGCCTGAATCGCTTATTTTATCTATAGAACTACTGATGGTTAACATTACGCTAATACAGTAGTTGGGAAAGGCTCTAGGGAATGTTACGGCTGTACTGTAATTCGTGCGACTGACCACTCCCATCTGAGTAATCAAACCCGTAGAATTGTCCTGAGACCAACCGCCGCTAGGACTTAACGATGCAGAGTTAATTGCTCGCCCCAGCCATGCACTTAGCCATCCACCCCATGCATCTCCGTAAATATCCCCATTTATGTTGAATATTGCACTACCTGCGTGAACAGCATTTGGCGATGTAAATTGTCCATTTTTACCCAAAATAAACTCACCACCCCCCTCGGGATTAAGTATCACAATGCCTGGACCATCTTTATCTTTGTATATATAGGCCCTAGCGCTGCCATCGGCATTCAGGATTGTAAAGTGTTTACGCTCATCACCCTGCATACCAAGAATCGAGCCGCTGGAAAGCGTGTTCCCTCTAAGTCCGAGATTTCCGTAGGGGTCAAGGCTCAGTAATTGATCTCCATTAAGTGTAATGGCATAACCTCTTGTACCATCACTATCATTCCTGACAATCCCGGAGATAATTTTATTGCTGTACCAGTTAAATTCTTCGCCAGAAACAATTGTGCCAGTACCGCCCGTTGTATTGAACAGACTCGACATATTTTGTTCTGTAGGTATTGTTTCAACCCGACCAAATTTGAAAGTGTGGTTGTAGCTTCCACCATTAGCCGATACTGCTCCGACATCGGATGCAGACGGTTTATTCACGGTGTTGTAATCACGTCGCCAACCTGGTGCATAGGCATCACTATGATTGATATAGGTGAATTGTGCATTAGCTACGCCTCCACCTGATGTGGTTGATGGTGTGGTGATACGAATAGTCATTGCCCCACGAGTACCCATCACCTCAACAACCGCACCAGCCAGGCAGATATCCCCGCATCCTGTGTCTGTAATGACCTTATTGTTGGCATAAGCCCATGATCCCTTACACATCCAGTACGGGTGATTAAATGCTCCCTGGCTCTCCAGCCAGGCAATCAATTCAGCGGTAGTCCATGGATTGCTGTCGCCGCCAATACTGATTCCGGCACTGTACGCCCTTGCGGCACCAGCGGTACGCACGAATAAATCTTTATCTGGAATATCTGCGCCGTTCTGGCCTTTTTGCATAGCGTCAACGATGCGGGTGTCATCACCTGCGGCAACGGTATTGGCCGTTGTGCCGGTGTTTTTGGTCGCACTGTCACCCAGTTGCAGGCTCTGGCGTGCCTGTGCTGGATTCGACAAATCAGCGAGGTTGCTATCTTTAGCCAGCCTCACATTCGCGTTATCCATCGCTTTTTTTACCGCCTTTGGGGTGGCGGCGGTAGTTTCGTCTTCGCTGTCGACAGCGCTGTTCAACCGCGTGAACCCTTTTTCGGTCAGGCTGGCATCTGGGTGGCGGCGTGACTTCTCGTGTTCGGTGAGCAGATCGTCCACGTAGTCTTTCGTTGCCATCACCACTGAGCCATCAATCGACAGTTCGACGGATTCAAGATCGCTGACCACAATGACCATACGCACGGTTTGTGCGCGGCCGGAGCCTTCAGCCAGCTCTGGCTTATAGCTCTCCGCCATGTTCGCCACGGCGACCAGGGTACCGGTATCGTCGTAAAGCCCCATTTCCCGCGACCAGAATCCACCCACTTCCGGTGGGATAACCAGTTCGGCCACGATGTAATTCTTTCTCTTGTTATCCTGGCTGATTTTATTCAGCGTATGGCGCCAGACCTCATTAATGAGTTTTGTTTGCCCGGCGTTCGGCTCCGGTAAGCTCCCGCCGCCGTCGCCGATGGCCATCGCGGTAATGTTGACTTTTTTCCCACCCGGAAGCGTTGCGGCAGCAAATTTCTCCGCTCCGGCGTGGGTGATAATCGTCTTATATTTAGTGCTCATAACGCCTCGCTTTCAGGATAAACCGTAATAATGTCGCCATCCCAGGCCACGCCGCCGGTGTACATTTTACCGATGACGTCCTGTGTAATATTCAGGCCAATAAGATGACGGCTGGCTGATTTTGCATCATCAATCAACCGTTCCATTTCGAAATACATTTCCTCCGTGATACCGCTTTCCAGTACGCCGATATCAAGGCGAAAGGTGCCTGGAGGATCGCTGGTTTCCCACCACTCAGCGACGTTGATGACATAGCCGAGCGGCTCGACAACGCGTCGGATTGCCCCAATCGTGCCTTTACGGCGGTGGATGAAGTAGGCGCTGCGCACCACGTCTCGCTTGGTCTCTTCTGGCCAGTTTTCATCCCAGCGATCGACGGAGAACGCCCATGCCAGATAGGGCAAGAGGCTGACCGGGCAGGTATCAGGGTTCCAGAGCACGCGCAGAGTCACCGGCGTTGCCTGAATTTCTGCGCAGGCTCGCGCGGCCGCTACCTCAAGTGCCGAAGAGCCAACCGGCAGCAAGCGCGAATCACTCATCAGAACCTCCGACCGTAATGTGGTATTCGGTGCAGAAAGAGGCCTGAGTCTCATCGAGAACAATATCGTTAGCCGGCGCGGTCAATTCGACGCGCTGGACGCCTTCAACGTGCAGTGCGGCATAGATAGCCGATTTACGAATATCCCGCCCGAGCCGGTGCTGTGTGGAGATATACGTTTTTAGCTTCTGCTCTGCGGCTTTGCGGATGGGTTCGCTCTCAGGGCCTGGATAGAGGAACAGCGTGGCGTCAATGGTGTAGTTGATGATACTCGCTGACTGGACCGTGACACGATCGGCGACGGGGCGTACATCCTCACTGTTGAGGGCGTTACGCACCACGCCTAGCAGCGATTCAGAAGCGATACCGTTGTCTTCTCGCGATAGCACCGAAATCGTCACACAGGCCGGAGACGGGCTGATGACCGAGATATCCGCGACGCGACCGTCGGCGCTACGGCCGTGATATTGATAAGCACCAACCGGTCCCGCTACGCTGAATCCTTCAAATGCCTGTTGCGTGCGCAGGCGTAAATCGGTGTCTGACTCCATGACCGCGGGAGTTGGAGGAATGGTCGAGTTATCCGCCGGTGTGATAACCAGGCGCTTAACGTTCGAGTTTGCACAAAGGACATCAAGATCGTGCTTTTCTGCATAAGCCAGCATCACCGCCCGGGCGGCTTCGTTGACGCGCTGGCGCCAGATAACTTCCCGATACGCATTTTCTTCGAGTAGCTTAACGAGAGGTTCCGACTCAAAGGTCAGCGTTCGGGCGATGGCCTCCTGCTGATCCTCCGGATAGAGGGAAACCAGCGTTGCTTTGCGTTCGGCGAGAATGTTTTCAAAATCAAGCTCCTCAACGATATCCGGGGCAGGGAGCAGGCTCAGGTCTACGGTTGCCATAGTGATTTAACTCAGTGAAACGGTGGAAGAAAACGGCAGGCCGGTGTCTGTCCGGGTGCCAGTAATGTCGACATACATCGCCCCTGTTTCTGCGCGTTCGAAGGTGATGTTTGAAAGCCGCATGCGTGGCTCCCATTTCTGGACCGCCGAATAGCACGCCACCATGATTTGCAGTCTGAGCGCCTCATTTTGCGGTTGGTCAATCAGGGCGGAGAGCAGGGAACCATAGTTGCGCCGCATCACGCGTGAACCAATCGGCGTTATCAATATGTCGCGTACGCTCTGGCTGATATGTTCACCATCCGTAATACTCATTCCGCTGCCGCGGTTCATCCCCAAAAATCGCTCGGTCATTGTGTGCCCTCCGTCCAGCTCCCGCCTGATTCCACGCCGCCGTGGCGGTGGTTATCCACTTGCACGCCGTTCGATGTAAAGTTGCCACCGGTGTGTTGAATGCTGCCGCTCATCGTCCCGCCTTTCTGTACCTCAAGCGATGAGGTTGTCAGCTTATTGGTGCAGATGACTTCCGGGGTATCGAGGGTAATGCGCTCCGAGGTTTTAACCAGAACGACCGGGACGGTGGCGGTAATCGACGCTGAGGCGGTGACGTCAGCCGTTTTAATCCCGCTAGCGGTCAGGGCGCCCGTTTCGGGCTCGTATTCGATAACCGCACCATCAGGGAATACCGAATGCCAGGCATCCGCCGAGGCTGAAGGTGCAGGGTGGTCATCGGAGAAAATTCCCGGTAGGACAAAAGCGGTATCCAGCTCACCGCCAACGGCCAGCAGCAATACTTGCTCACCGACAGAGGGAGCCCACCATGTGCGGGAGCGACCCGCTCGCGCCGACAGCCAGTTAAGCCAGGTCGTCTGAAGCCCGCCGCTCTGGACGCGACAAAGTGCCTGTGAAGTATCAACCTCAATAACCACACCGGTACGAATGAGGTTGCGTACCGCGCGGGCGAGTTCCTGTATCGAAGATAATGTATTCATAGTGGAAGGATGCCTTTGGTCTGCAGCGGCGCCAACCGTAGCGCCTGCGGTGATGGCTCACACAATATTTACTTGCTCAGAAGGTTGTTTCACTCAACCCACTTACTGATCAGTTCGCCGTTGATGTAGAGCTCAATCGGTCGGGTAACCGGCTCCGGCAGCGCTGGCTCAGGTGAATAGCTCGCGTGTAGCTCACCATTCACCTCTTTGACCAAGGTGCGCTCGCTAAGCTTCAGGGTGAGGGTGATGTTGAGTGAGTCGTCGGTGTTGACAGCAACAAGCCAGGTGAACCCGTTTTTCTGCCCCTCATCGGTGGTCATCAGGTCTGGCTGATGCTCACGTAGCCACACCAGGACTGGCACGAAAATCGCGTCAAGGTCGCCGGTGAAGTTGGTGATATGAATATTCAGCGTGTAGATCTTCTCAAACGACAGTGAGCTGGCCAGCCGGGAGTCTGTGCGCCCGCTTTCAACCGAGAGTTGTAACATCTCCGGGTGGGTACTTAGCTGCGGTACGGCGTTAATCAGCGCGTCGCGCAGGTTTTTCGGTTTCTGCATCGAGTTCATCCTGACAGTCTTTGATAGTTTTAACCTGAAGCGCACAGGCGGTCAGCCCGCTTTCAAGGCGGCGAATATCCGCGCTCAGGTCGCCATTGGTTTTCGGATCACTTTCCGGCATTGGGCACAGGCTCACCCTTGGGCAGCCCTGGATGGCAATCACCGGCGCTGGCACAGGCGGGACGGATGTGCACCCGACGCACAGCATCAGGAAGCTGAGTGTTGTACCAGTGCTGAAATGCTTTGTTTTCATTGAGTAACCTTGTGATGTCCTGTTCGCGGCGCCGGGCCTCCTCGTTGACGTTTGCGAGTTGTTCGCGCAGCGTGACCTGAGCAGATTCATTACGTCGGGCAAGTTGGCCAGCTGCCCGGAGCTGTGAATTCAGCAGGACAATCTCTGATTTCTGCTGACTGGTGATGTGATTTGCTGACGCCAGTGAGCGGGTTAGCGTGCTGTTTGTTCGCTGCATCCACAGGAGTCCGGATACGGCCAGCGCCAGTAAAATGGCCAAAATCTTCATGCCATTACCCCACCTGCGTTGCGCCAGACGGTGATAAGCTTTTCGAGGTTGTGTTCACGCTGCCCGTAACCGGCACCTGGCAAAGAGGCCCAGATATTGCAACAACGTGAAATTGCGCTCTCAATCCTTCCTTCTCGTAGATCCGCAAGCGCACTACGTTCGCGGATGAGCTGAATGGCGAGTTTGTCCTGTGAAAGCGGGCTAAAGTCTGGCAGCGAGAGCTGCTGCTGATAGTGTGGCCAGTAGCGATAAAGCTGCTGGTAACGGCCTGAGGCGGTAGATTTTTCACCGCGACGGTTAAACACTTTCGCAGGCCGGCCTTGTGCAAAAGGGTGATCGCGGTAGTCAGTGAAAATCTCCGGTTTGCCATCAATCCCGGTGACGATCACGTCGTAGCCGCGATCTTTCGTCAGCGGATGCGTGGCGGTCCCTTCGGAATAAGCCAGCATATCGAGGAAGGCCGCAATATTCGGGTGTGTATTAATGTTCGGCATCCTGTTTTTTCCTCGGGGATTTGAGACGACGCTGAATGGCAATTTCAACGGTCTGATAACCGGCAATGCCCAGCATGGAACCTATTCCGCACACGGCGGGTAACGACATGTCGGGAAACTGCACCAGCACTACGCCCGCCACCATCGATACAAACCCGCCAAGCAGCATGCGACCGATGAACAGGCGCGGAGTAATAGGTTCACCACCTGACAGTACTTTCCCGACGACGATCAGTGCACCAATGACAAATAACGACAGGACACCTTTTTCACCTTCTGTCATACCTCTCAGTCCCACAGGTTAAGCGTGGCAGCAACAGGTGATGACTGGACGTCAGGCAGGTCAATGGCGGTTCCGTGCGGCAGGACGACGTCCAGCTCAGATAATCCGGAATTAGCTTGTAATACAGTCTCGACCACACCCTCAGTACGTCCGTAGTAGCGGGCGCATAGTGCGTCGAGGGTGTCGCCCTGCAGAGCGTAAACTTTCATCGGTGTTGTCCAGGATTGTTGAATGGTGTGTTATTGCCGGCCGCTTTCATGTTGCCGTTGCGTCCAGACAGGGTGGCCGTTGCCAGTGCGGTCACGGCCTTCAGGTAGTAGAAAACGCGTTCGCTCTCATCATCGATTTTTACCGCCGGTACGTCTGCCAACAGCTCAAACCCCGCCGCCATCTGCTGCGCCCGGTAGTCGTACAGTTCAGCATTGATTTCTGCCATAACGGTTTTTATGACCTGACGAAGGCGAAGAGGAGAAACGCGCTGTTTCAGCCTCATCAGCTTGCGGATCCGTGCTGGATCTACATCAGGGAAGAAGAACGTGTTTTTAATCACTGCATCACCGATGTCAGAAGAGAGGTTGACCACGACGGGGGCATCCTGCTGTGCATCGGATTTTTTTAATACTCGTGTCGCCATGACAACCTCATCAGACTGAGCGGTTATCGCCAGTTTCCAGACTCCTGGTATGTCAGGCCACTCATGACGGCCTGCTGATGTCTTGCACAACATCCGCGGTGAAGGCGCTACGGCGTGGTGTCTGGAAAAATGGAAAATGAAGCGGGATCAAAAAAACTGGCATGCAGGGCGCCAGTACGGGAAAGGAGTGGGGGAACGCGTTTTTGTGAGGTCAGGATTCAACCACACCGACGCAAAAGGGCTTTCTTTGCGTCAGCGCGATTAGGTCATTACTGTTTGCTCTCGTTTTTCAGGGGGTGTTGAAATCTACCACCTGGCGCTTCCCTGCCAGATATGTGGTGAAACCCCATATTTTATTCAGCCTTATAAAAAATTTCTTTTTCTGGTTCGATATTCTCGCTGTTTGCTAAATCAGCAATAAGAGTCAGTGCGAGCTTAAGGTCTGACGGTTTGCAGTTTGCAATCAGAGACACCTCTGCGATGAATTGCACGCAAGCCCATTTTTGTTGCGTTCGGCTGAAATGCTCCCCAACCATGAAATCCCTCCCAATACGAATTACTGTATATTTATACAGTAGCACGTTCTGGCAAATGATGTGAAGTAAAAATGTCAATCAGGCAAATGATGTATGTGCATGATATGGATGTGAATTAGCTCACTATCGGTTTTGTGGCTACTGACACGTTCGCTGCTCTTTTGAGGATATTCCTGGCGCCGAAACGGGTTTTAGCATCTTCAACCGGTTTGTGAGTTTCCGTCTTTCATATCGGTTCAACGGTTTTGTTAAATTGATAAGAGGCGGATCAGAATCACCTGCCGTACAGTTATTGACAGAACTCCGAGAGGGCGCAGGAGCGCCCTTAACGTCAACGGCCCGCTTTGGCACAATTTTCCACTGCGTCAGTCGGGTTAAAATCGGGGTGCCAGCCCCGATGCTGGGATCGTACACGCCGCGGATGCAGACCATTTCCTCGCCATAGCGGTTGAATTCGTTGCGGGGCTCATAAAGAGTGCGTACCTGCAGGTTATCGCGGCGCACGAAGGGCCCCCCCTGTGCATTTACATAGCCAGCCCAGTCACCAGCGTCGGCGGCATCATGGACGGCGGCAAACTCAACGCTCAGGCCGTGTGCCGTCTCACTATCAGCAAGACGTCGCAATTCACGGTAAACCGTCACCGGCGCACCACCGATAAACTGAAACTGACGGATGTGCCAGCGCGCGGCCCAGGCTGAAACGGCGGGTGCGGTCTCTTTCAGGAGTTCGCCGCTTTCGGCGTCGGTTTCGCCATCAAGGGCATAGCCGTCGATGTTTTTGGAGATGTATTTAGCAACATAACCCGTTGCGCTACCTTTTTCTGGATCGATGGTTTCGCTGTGAAAGCGCGCTTTTTTCGCCTTGTCGCTTTTCAGTTCGTAGTTGTCTTCTTCCCACGCGTAGTCACGAATGATGCGGCGAACGCGTTGGGCGTCCTCTGGCAGCATAAACATCAGCATATGCCAGTGCGGGGTGCCATCGTGATGGGGTTCGGCAACGCGGATGCCGAAAATGCGGATCTCCTCCCGATGTAGCCTGGCTCGAATACGTGCCCAAAGACGAGTGAGATAACCTTGCGTGTCTGACGGGCTGGCGCCGTTCCATTTGCTGTTGCGATAGCCGGCTTTAGTGGTTGCGTGGTATTTAGACGGGGCGGTAAGGGTGTAAAACTCGCCGACATAGCCAAGCTCATTGCAGATGTTTTCAAAACCACGAATACGGGTCATGAGCTCACAGCGGCGTATTGCAGGGTTAGCGACCGAGCCGTCGTATTTTTCTATCAGGCTAATACGGTTGCCATCTTCATCCTCGAGCTCCATTCCTTTAAGAAATTCGCGCGTGCGGCGTTTCTGCTCACGCCACTCCGTCACGCATTTTTTACTCGCATAGACGTGTCTTTTCTTGCTGACATTACCGACAGCGATTTGCAGATGTTCACGCCATGCCGCTGCTGCGCGACGCAGGCGGCCACGCCACCATATTTCGTTAAACATGCGCATCACTGCCGGAGCGATTTCCTCCTCACCGACATATTTCTTCGTTACCCGTTCCCATTGTGGCGGGGGAACATTGAACTGCTGTGAAATTAATGCGGCTCGCATGTACCAGCTGTGCAGTGTTTTAAGCTCACTTAAACCGGAGTCATTAATGTCGGCCAGTTCGGCACGAATGAAATTAGCGATGTCAGCGGCCAGTAGATCAATATCGGCGCGAGACATATCCGGGAGACGGTTATATCTGGCGACCAGATTGACCATGCGTGACGCCAGGTACTGCATAAGTCTGCTATCAAAATGCCCGCCAAAAACAGCGGCGGACACGTTACAGGTAATTCCCGCGCACGCGTATTTTTTTGCGACCAGTTCAAGACGCGGCAATGCCTTTTTGCAGAAGCTAATTAAAAAAGCATTGGCTCGTTGACTGCCGTGATATTGCTCCAGCGCCGCTGCGCTGCGATAAACATCGAAGCGGATGCATTCGGGCTGGAGAGAAAGCGCTTTTCGCGCATGCAGCAAAGCCGCGAACATACGTTCGCGGCGCTGCAGTTGGTCGTGAGTAAGATAAGGTGTGGCGATGGCCTGCCGCGGAGCATTCCACGGGTAAGCATATTGAATGGCCAACTCATACCCCACGGTAATGTTTACTTTTTAGCTCTGCGATTTGCTGGCAGTTCACGCATAACGTCACCCCGTGAATGGCGATTCGGCGAGCTTCCGGGATGGGGGCGTCGCACTCCTCGCAAAAGAATAGAGAGGGCGCAGTAATACGACTTCGCGCGTTATGTATATGGCGCTCGCGGTCCTCCTGCTCGCGCTGTTGTGCAAAATCCATCGCGTCCGCCATTAGTGCAGCTCCTGTGATTCATTTGCAAAGCGCACAGCCTCATGTCGCAGGAGTTCTGCGGCTTCTGTACTGTTCAGTTCTCGGTTGGTAATGTGAGAGGCCAGCGTTTCCAGACGCATTGCAACGGCGCGAGCGCGGTCTTTACGTTCTTCATTTTTGGCATCGGCCAGTAATACGCTCAGCGTGTCGCTATCGGTTTTAACGTTATGGCTTTCGTTATTTCGCATGGTTAATTTTCCTGATTTTGGGCAATAAGAATCCCGGCGGGTTTACGCCATTTGTTTGCGGTTAGGGTTAATTCGGCATAGTTAGCCGTTTGGGGAATAAACTCACTACTGCGCGAAAATGGTTCATGGCAGTAATAAGCGCTTTTTTCTCCTCAGTAGTCAGTTCACTTAATTCGAGCTCATGACGAGCCGCCGGTATTTTTGCCAGAAAGAAAATGGCGGCCATCGCTCGGGTATTTTCGACAACGTGCGGGTCACGTTTATCACGCATATCATCGACAAATTGCTCAACGTCTTTCCAGCTATCGCTCCAGTATCTGGCGCGCAATTCAGCGATATGATTGAGGCCGTTCAGGCGTTCTCCCGCTGTCAGCGGGGTCGTTACCGATGCAGCTTCGATAGCCATGATTCCCCCTGTCTCAGGTTAGAGAGGCTAACCGGTGGTGAGATTGGTATATCGTCAGATAGTGACAATGAAGTTTGCATATTCAAACTAAGTTCATTGCGGAGCGGTGATCGATGTAGCGGCAATCAATCGCCTGCTGAGTCAACTTGTCGCGCCATGCTTTGACGTTGATGAGTGTGCGGCTACGTTTGCCAGCTTCTTCTTTGTTCGAGAAGTCTTTGGTTGGGGCTTTGAGTAAGATGCCCTCATCCAGCCATTGCCAGACCAGACGCTCACTGACACCGCGTGCGGCCGCAAAATCTTTCACGGTCATGGTGTCGGACATTGCTGAGCGGATCATGTTTTCCATTGCGGGAAGCATGGCCGTGACGATGGCGCTGAACTGTGCTGGATCTAACAGCACAGTTTGATTTTGTAAGTTTTGCGAGTCATACGCCGAGATTGATTTTGCATCTGACATGTCGCATTATCTCCTGTTGTGTGAAATGAAGTGCAATGGTGTGCATCCTGGCCGATGAACATCAATATAGATCGCTAAAATTTTGATGTAAACAAAAATATTGTTGGTGGTATATGTCTAAAAATGATGTTAGTGCGCCAGCAGCCCTTGAGCGCGTGCTTTCCGCGTACGGCTTTAAGCAGCAAAAAGAACTTGCTGAAAGGCTTGGCATTCATGCGAATAACGTCAGTAGTTGGCTTGCAAGAAACACAATCCCCAGTAGTGTTTTTGTTGAATGTGCGCTGGACACTGGCGCTGATGTAGGCTGGCTGGTGAATGGTGAATTTGCAAATGCAAATCATGGTGGGCGCGAGAACGACCTCAAAGGCAAACCGCTTTATGATGAGATAATGGCAAGCGGTGGGAAGCCGGTTTTACGCCGGATCCTTGATGCCTACGGATTCACCATGCAGAAGGAGTTGGGCGATTTACTGGGTATCTCTTCTGGCACTATCAGCACATGGGTCCGGCGTGAATTTTTCCCCGGTGATGTGGTGGTAACCTGCGCCCTTGATACCGGAGCGTCTTTGGCCTGGCTTTCTACAGGAAAAGGGAGCATGTGGGAAAACAAAGAAGCGCCGGTTGTCAGCCGCCCTGAGATTAATAAATTCCGGCTTGAGGCCGGGGAGCTCAAGCCGTCAGGACATTGGTGCCCGGATCCGTCAATGATCCCTGAGAACCACGGTGAGCTGATGTACATCGATGGGGTGAGTTCGTCGTGGCTCGTCGATAAATCTGCGTCAAAAATTAGCAACGGGCGCTGGCTTATCAGTATCGATGGTGCTCTCGACGTATTTGACGTTATTCGCCTGCCGGGTAATAAAGTCAGATTGTCTAACCGGACGGCAGAGTTCGAGTGCAACATCGCGGACATTACGCCATCCGGAGCGGTGATTTTCTCGCTGGAGAAACATATTTAAGGGGAGAGGGAACACCTCAGGTTTAGCGTGACCCCTATTTGAGCATGTTCTGCGAGTCCCTCAGTCTGGAATGCTATGACGGTAAGTAAACAAAAAAACGGCAAGTGGTTATGCGAGCTCTATCCGAACGGTCGGGAAGGGCGGCGCATTCGTCGCCAGTTCAATACTAAAGGCGAAGCTGAGGCGTTCGAGTCATTCACCAAAAATGAGAGTGACGACAAGGCGTGGCTCGCTAAGAAAGAGGACCGCCGGCGCTTAAGTGAGATTATCCAGCTTTGGCATAATTTACATGGGCAGGCGCTGGTCGCCAGCAAGTCACGGCTGGCAAAACTTCAGATCGTGTGTAACGGGTTGGGCGACCCTGTCGCATCCCGTCTTACCGCTAAAGACTGGGCGCATTATCGTGACCGTCGGCTGCGTGGCGAGATAGACAATGGGTACCATAAAGATCCTGCGAAATGGGTCGCTAAGCCGATTACCGTCAACCGCGAGCAGCAGTACCTTGAAGCGGTGTTTAATGAGTTGCGGCGGTTAGGGGAGTGGAGTTTGCCTAACCCGCTAGATGGGGTTCGGGTGTTCAAAGAAGCCGAGAAGGAGATGTCCTGGCTGACGCTTTCGCAAATCTCCGAGCTGTTCCGAGCGTGCGAGCAATACGGTAAAGAACATCTTACGATAATTGTTAAAGTGTGCCTTGCAACGGGCGCGCGCTGGGGCGAGGCGGAGAGACTTACACGCCCGCAGCTCTCACCGTGCAAACTGACGTTCACCAAAACAAAAGGCAAAAAGAACCGAACGGTACCGATACCTGAATGGCTCTACGATGAGTTATCCGGGCGGCAGGGCAGGATGTTTAAACTCTGCTATCAGGAGTTTAATAAGATGCTCAGGCTGACGAATATCGAGCTAAGCGAAGGGCAGAAAACACATGTCTTACGCCATACCTTTGGCGCGCATTTTATGATGAATGGCGGAAACATCCTGGTTCTGCAAAAAATACTCGGTCATGCCAATATTCGCGAAACGATGAAGTATGCGCACTTCGCCCCTGACCATCTCGAACAGGCGGTTACCCTCAATCCACTTTCTCTCTATGTTGGCGACAAGGTGGCGGCAGAGGTTGCATAACACTGCAATTCACTGCACCAAATATAACGTTAACCTTCTGTTTGATAAGGTAAGTGTATGTTTTTTGCTGGGTGATAAAAGGAGGGTCTTAACTAAGTGTTACTCTTCTGGCTGGCAGCCAGAAAAAGGTATCAATAAAGCGATTTTTATCTCTACGTTAACAGTTTCCCTGTAATTCATTTACACTAGGCCTCCGCAACCGGAGGTGTCGTGACCCGCAATCCCCTTCAGCATCTACGCTTACAACGCGCTGCCGCCTGGCTGGCGCTGTTCGCCGTTGCGCTGATTATCATTGCGCCACTTATCTCCGTCTCGTTGCAAAAAGATCCCATGAGCGCCATGCCGGGTATGCATCACGAAATGAGCATGCCGATGGAGCACCACAGCGGTGCACCGGTGATGATGCCGGTCGATCACGCTGAGGCGTGCGGCTACTGCGTTCTGCTGGCTCATGTGCCGGGAATGCTGATGGTGCTTACGCTGCTGGTGTCAGTGCTCCAGCGTTATACCCGCCGGCGCATCGCGCGTGCGGTGGTGCAACTCTGGCACTTCTTCCACTGGCTCTACCCGCAAACCCGCGCTCCGCCTGGTCGTCCTGCTTTTTCCTTCACATAA